TCATAATTAATCTTAAAGCATTCCATTCGCTTTTATGCTTACTTGGATTCATAAACACGATGTAATAGTCGCTTTTTAGATATATGTTATTCACTTTTTTTTCTTCGTCTTTTTGGCTTTTCTTCGATAGGTTCTTCGGTTTCTTCTTGTTCTATTCCCGTGTAACTTATTGCTTCAGGTTCAAACAAGTAACCTAATCCGATTGACTGATAGTAAGCAAATCGTTTCGGGTCAAGTGTATCGACTTCAATTCGTCTTTGTCCAAGAACTGAATCATATTTAATAATCACTTTCCCTTTGTGTTCGTCTTTAATTTTCATTTTCAAGTTTTATTCGTTTTAAATCTTCTTTTATTTCTTTAATCCAATAATGCGCTGTAACGTACGGAAGGTTGAAGTACTTACCCATTGCTCGTGAAGTAGTATAACCTTTATCATAATACGCTTCAAATATAATTAACTTAATCCTATCTTGAATCGTGTTTCTATATATCTCGATGCAGGATTTATGAAGTTGATATTTGCGCTCCTGTTCTATCTTATATATTAAATCGCTATCGTCATTTGTTTCGTTATTCGTGTATTCCATAGCCGTGACTGATTCGTCTTTATTCGATTGTGAAGTGTTCCACAATATTTGCTTTTTGATTGTGTTTAATAGATAGCTTTTAACTTCGTTTTCCGTGTTTAAGTCGGGGTTTAAATCTACTAAGTAAAGATAAGCGTTATTGATTACCACATCGGCTGTTATGATGCTATTCATTCTCACCAAGAAATAATTAGTGTATTTGCGTATTTCAGCGTAATTCGTGTTTATATACCGGTCAAGTATTGCTTTCAAACCACGACATAAAATCTTTGAACCAAACACGCCTTCGAACATTGGAGCAGAAACATTCGCCATCCTTTTTCCCCGTTTTTAGTTCCTTAATCTTTTTTAACTTATTCAAGCTAACCTTTGAATACTTAATTACATCTGATGAAGCGTTTATCTCGTTGATTACTTCAAGTTCAATTTGTTCAAACATATATCTACGATAAAAGCAATTAAAGCAGCTAAACAAGCATATTGAAAGCTACCTGAATAAATTAAAGTTGTCCAAAATGACCAACACTTCCAACATCCCAACGATGAATGTATGTAATTGGATAAGTGAGTAACTTTAATTTGAGTAAATATAAAATCAAAAAGCAGTTGCAGGGGTTCGAAGTTAACAAACCACCAAGCAACTGCTATAATCAGTATTAAATTCATAGCCTAATTTTCGGCTAATTTATACAATTTTTTTTGATAGTTCAATAATCGACCTAAACCACGAGCGCAAGTGTCTAATCTATAAACGTATTTATCCGCTAATTCGTGTAACAAACCTTTCTTACAAGTCATTATCATATCTGAATGTAATCGCATTCGTGTTTGCATCCCTTGTATCATATCTTCTATTATTCCCATACGGTCTTCTACTTCGTCTTTATCTATCGCTACTCCTTTTCCGTCACAAGACATACAAGTAAAGTCAACAGGATTTTGTTCGTAAGGTATATGCGTATCGTTTAAATCGATTGTTACATAACCATCACCATCACATTCAGGGCAATTCATAAATAAATTTTTCATAATAAATAGTTTTAATTGTTGAACAAATATAATTATATTTTTTAATATAACAAGAAAAAGAATAAAAAAAAGCGGAATTTTTTACGTTCCGCCTTCCGACCGTGTTACCACAATCCAAAAATGATTCAGTAAGTGTTCTAATGGTAACTATCTGAATACGTTATTTACTGAAGAACTCTCCAAGCCTTTCGATTGACTTACTCGATAGGTTACTTCCGTTCAGAAACTTATGAAGATTAGGTTGTCTTATACCTACTTCTTTTGAAAAAGCATTCAAGCTGATTTCGTGTTTTTGTAGGTAGTGTTTAACCATTGCCCGTGTTACTTCATTCGCTTCGCTTAACACTTTTGCTTGCTCTCTCATAAGTTACCTAAAAAATCGTCAAATTCTTTTCCGTATTGCGGTCTTCCTGTTGGCTTCGCTTGTTCCTGAACGGGTTTAAAACTTAAACTCTGAAATTTTCCATTTTTACCTTCCTTAATCCAAGAAGATACATAATAATCTACTCCGTTAATCGTAGCTTTCCCGTTGTAATGCGGATGCGTTTCCTTTTCTCGCTTGTCGTTAGTAAATAACGCTCCTGAATTGTCTCTCTTTTCCATTTTACTTAATATATTTTATTGGATTTATACTTTGAAGCCACATTTTTAAGACTTCGATTTTACTTCTTGTGCTTGTTTTACTCATTTTTTCTCACGATATAGGTTATTAAATCTCTCACGGGTGCAGCAAAAATCGGTAATCGTGTTTTTGTCATATTGACGCAATACCTCATACCATACTTTTGTTTTTTGCAAATCTTTGATTTGGACGATTTGATCCTCTCTTGTCACGTTATAATAGTGACCCATTACTTTTAAATCTTTCATAATTCGTTAATTAAATTGTTATAATACTCTCTTGCTAACTCTATTCTTTCTTTAATTTGTTCTATCACGCTTTCGTCTTTTGCTATTTTAAACACCTTGACGCGTTTTTCTCTCGGGATGTGGTCAAAGTTATGTTTCTTTTGCACAAAATCTCTTACGTCCAAGTTTTCATCAATTAACCCTTGCTTCCAATGTTCTCGCCTTACCTCATCTTCTACAATTTGAAATGGTGTATTTACTAAGCAGTAACAAAGTAAGGCTTCGTCTTTTCCTGATAACCATAAGTACCCTTGTAATTGATAGTAATAATCTTTATTAGGGCATTCAGTCTCGAAAAAAGGAAAAGTAGTTGCATCCCAACTGCATTTTACATCTAACAAAACTTCATTCGTGTTTACGTCGGGTGTTCCTGTTAAATAATCGTTGTTTAGGTTTTCTTCATTCTTGTAAATAAAACCTAAGTTCAACACATCGTTAACAAGTTCTATTCCTTCGTCTTCTACTTCGTTACCTTTATCCGTGTATCTACTCCAAAACTCTTTACGTATTCCGTATTTATGTTCTATTGCAAGTTCCTGAATGTAGGTCTTTGTAGTTTTAGAAAGAACCTCCCCTTTTGTTTTGGGGAGACTCATAAGTTTTCCTATTTGTGAAGCTCGTATTTTCATATCAGTAACAATGCTTTTTGTTGAACTTCATTTAATTCGAACTTCGCTTGTAGCTCTTCAGCTGTAAATTCACCTGCTCTAATTGCTTCAACTGCTTTTAAGAATCGTTCACCTTGTATTGTAGGCTTTTTTACTACATTAGTTGTTTTAACGCTTGAGCCATCAGTGTCTTTATCAGTAACTATTCCTAAAATAGCGCTTAAAGCATATCTACGAAAATAAGTTATCATTGAACCAATTGCCTGTGCTTTATTCATTCCTTCAAATCCTTTAATTACATTAGCTTTAACCTCGTTGCCTTGCCTATCTACTTTGATGACTTCTTCATAATTTAATGAATCAAAAGGAACATAAGTACAACTATCTATAGTTTCACCGCTTTCGACATGAAATAAAATAGTTTTAATAGAATTGTTGTCTACTAACTGCGTAAACCCTAATCCGTGTTTTTGTAATAACGGGTTAATTACTTCAAAGATTTTCGGAAGGTCTGCATACGAATATCCGTAGCCTTGCGTTCCTTTGTGAATTACTGGCACTTCCTGTTGAAATGCTGCTAAACTTTTAAATAGGTTTTTCATAATATAAATTTTAATTGTTTTACAAATATAACTATTCTTTTTAATATAGCAATAGGTAAATGTTAAATTTTATGATAAATTTCTTTTGCTTGTAAATATGCGGTTCGTGCTTCTTCTTCGGTGTTGTAAGTCCCTAAATTTATTTCTTTATTATTAAGATAAATCTTTGATTTCCATTTTTTATCTCTTTTAAAAAAATAATAACCTTTTGCTTTTGTTCTATTCCATTGATTTTGTTGGTGTGTAACACTTCTTAAATTTAAAATTCTATTATCATCACGTATTCCATTAATATGGTCTATTTGTTCTGCGCATTTTTTATTCACCCAATACCAAGCAAATTGATGCCCTTTAAGTTTATAATTTATTTTTTCAAAATGAATATTAATTGAAATATATCCATCACTTGCTGATTTTGTATGTTTTCCATATCTATTATAAATCAATCCTGTTTCACTATCATAAGTAAACCCTCTTTCAATAGCTAATTTGCATCTTTCTTCTCGTGTCATAATTCTAATTGTTTAATCTTTAATTTATATTTATGTATCAATTCTTTTAGTTCGTCTTTTGTGAACTTTCTTTCAATCTTAGCTAAAGAATCAATTTCGTTTAATTTTTCTATTCCATATCTTTCTACAAACCCTAATCGATAATTATTTATATCACCTGCTTTATCTTTATTGCAAGGTCTTGAACATTGAGCGTTTACATTAAATTCGTTAAATCTTAAATTTGAATGACCTCCTGCGCTCCACATATGCCCAGCATCCACGTTACCTTCTTTGAGTTTCTTTTGGCAACTTATACAAACTTGACCTTTATCTCGTAATCTGATATACTTGTTAAATATTATTTGAGTAGCTTTAATTAGTTCCTGAACAGTCTCTAAGTCGTTTTTGATTTTAGCTTTCGTCTTTTTCCATTGTTTCGTCTTTTCAGATTCTACCCAAACACGGACGCATTCATCTTTTAAGCAGTATTTCTTATTAAAGCGGATAGGGTCGAACTTTTCTTTGCAGTTTTTACACTTCATAATCAAATATAGA